CGGTTTAATAGAATATCCTTCGGTTTAATAGAATATCCTTCGGTTTAATAGAATATCCTTCGGTTTAATAGAATATCCTTCGGTTTAATAGAATATCCTTCGGTTTAATAAAATATCCGTCACTGAAATAGTATATTTTGTTACACAATAAAATATACTATTAAAATATAAGAATTGAATGAGTCCAGTAGCAATAATTTTAGGGGTTGTTATGTTAATTTTGATATATATATTATATAAATATTTCACTACAAGTACAACTACATTAGGCGCATTAACCGACCTTTCAAAAAATAATTCTAATGTCGCTTTTACTAAAAAAGGAGATGTAGTTAATTCTACATCCACGCGATATGCATATGGGGTATGGATATATATTGATAGTTGGGATTCCAATCAAAAAAAGGATATCTTTTATAGAAACAAAGTTCAAAAAGCAGATCCTGTACCAGAACATTCAGATATACGATTATATTTAGACCAATTTTCTCCGACTTTGAAATGTGAATTTTACACAAATATCTCAAATACACAACCAACTGAAACAATAACTATTACAAATAATTTTCCTGTTCAAAAATGGGCATATATAATTGTTAGCGTTGATAATAAAATAGTAGATTGTTATATTGATGGAAAATTAGTAACATCACAACAGTTACAAAATCAACCAATAATAAGCGATTCAGATATTTTTGTCGGTACTTTCAATGCACATTTAGCAAAATTTCAAAGAATAACTTCACCCGTTGACCCGCAAACTGCTTGGTCAAATTACATGTCAGGTAACGGTGGTAATAGTTTAAAGAAAATGTTTAGTTCTTATGAAGTAGATATTAGTTTCAAAAAAGATAATGTAGAGCAACAAAAATTTTCTATTATATAAATTTTCAAAATTAATTTAGCTATAATTATATATAATTATAATTAAATATGAATAATATTCAAGCACCAAGTCAAACAATTGCAAGACAAATTGAAAATATGAATTTACCAGAAACACTCAATCCTGCTAATATACAACAAAATTTAAGTGAAGGTATCGCAACTGTATCTAATAATATAGATTCAGTAAAACAAAATATTGGAAACACCCTCAATGAATTTTCATCAAAAGATGTGATGAATGCAAGCACTGAATTTTTAGAATCGAATAGTATCATTGCAAAATTCGCCTTTCTAGTTTTAGTTATAATCATTTTTATGTTTATTTTAAATTTAGGTATCATGTTAATTGGATATTTTATGCAACCTAGTAATAATCCATATGTAGTACGTGGAACTATTAATGGCAACGAATCTGCCACAATATCACAAAATCCTAAAAATAGTGATTCTATTGTTATTAAAAGGTCAAATAATGAATCAAAAGGTATAGAATTCACATGGTCACTCTGGTTAATAATTTCTGCTGTTCCAACCGATAATAATTTCCACCATATTTTTAGCAAAGGAGATTTAACAAAAAATACAAAGGGTATTTATACTATTAATGGTCCAGGTTTATACTTAGTTAAAGACTCTGATACAAAGGCGAATTTAAAATTGATAATGGATACCGTTGTCAATGATACTCCTAATAACGATGCCATTGTTCCAAATACGTATGTAGATATTAAGAATATTCCTTTGAATAAATGGGTTAATGTGACATTCCGCGTTGAAAATAAAATAATGGATGTTTATGTTAATGGCTCTATTTCAAATCGTTTAATTTTTGACAATGTTCCATTACAAAACTATAATGATGTGCAAATATCCAAGGATGGTGGATTCACTGGAAAAATTTCAAATTTACGATACTTTAATTATTCCCTTAATATTTTTGAAATCAATACTTTGGTATTAGGAGGTCCTAATCTTAAACCGGGACAAATTTCATCAAACATTAACAATGTATCGGACCCTACATTTTCATATATATCAAGTATGTGGTATGTACCAAACAGAAATATGTAAATAAAATCATTTACAAAATTTAAAATGATTTTATAATGTATAAAATGGGAGAACCTAATTGTAATACTATTCAAAATGCACTTGACCAACGGAGAAAAATGCAGCTATTAAATATTCCACCTACGCGATATACGCCGGTTTCTCCTTATCCACAGTATACATTATTTCAATTAAATATGAGGAGAAAAGTGGAAATATTGAAATATTCTGCGAGTAATTCAAATTCAAAAACGAATAATTTTACCAAATCAGAAAGATGGGCACAATTAATTAGTGGCAATTATCAACGAAGAACGATTTCTCAATATGATATTGTAAAAAGTGCAGAAAATAACAATGTAATTGATTGTTCGGCGAATGATTTAATTCCAATACCTAGTTCGTCATCTGGTATTCCTGGACCAACAGTATATTTATATGAAGACCCTGCAATTCCTTTGTACAATTATAATGTGGTGCGTTCCTATTCTATTTTGGATGAAAAAAATGACCAAAAATGGAATACGAATCCATATAATGATATAGTATTTACAAGTGGCAGTGAAAATTTGTTGACTTTATTAGGAATTCGTCAATATATAGATAAACCAACATATACTTTTAACATTCAAACGTCGGTTGGGTTATATGTTGCAGGTAATGTCAATATACAGCAATATTCTACCCCATTAACATTTTTAATATCAAACATTGAATGCAATATATATTACAATAATACAAAGGTTTTATCGCGACCTATTACGTGTTCCGGTTTAAATAATTTGACTGTAAATATTCGACAGTCATCAATAGGACAATTCAATGCTATATTACATGTTGGAAATATAGTAATTGAGAATTTCACACTAAATACTCTCAATAATATGGTTTATGATATTAAATTAAAATTTACTATATCACAAACGCCTACTTCAACTAATGCATTTACTATTACAACCTACACTGCAAATTGCAATTTATCGCAAAACAATTTGAATATTGCAAATAATTGCGTAATTAATGGAACTCAATCCGCGTCACCAAATATAGGATTTGGTTTGACAGGTGTATAGAGATATATTATAGAAGAGTGGATAAATTGAATTCTAATTCTTCTAAGCGATTGATGATGGAATATATGAAAAATTCGGTGTTTCTTAATAATTCATTTATTTGATTCCCATCATAATTGGATAAAGTCAATAAACTCTCGTCCGCAATAGTTTTTTTATTTTCATGTTCAAATAATTTATATGTATTATCTTTGTATATGATGAAAAATTTTTCAATGATTTTTTTAATATGGTATATGATAGAATTATATATCGATTGATTATGTTCATCAAAATCAAAATAAGAAACAGAATCGCATTGGGTTTTTTTATGAAAAACAATACCATTTTTCATTTCATAATCAATAAGATTCAATGTTGCATTTCTGACAAAATGGATTTTATCAGAAATCCATTCAAATTCTTTTAGTATATCACGTGTTATATAACATACAGTTCCATCAATATCTTCAAATTCTCGTATGTATCTATATTGTTCATTTAGTTCTATATATTCAGGTGAATATATTACAGGGTTCTTATAATTTTTTATATAACAGTCTAATGTTTTAAATTCACGTTCAAGCGATTTTGTCAAATAGTCCGGAAGCGTTGGCTCGTAATATGAACCCCCACGAACGTAAAAAATGCCATATTGTAACATGTATTTCTTTACATAATAATCTAATAATGACAAATCTTTTGTATGACATATCATATCTAATATTGCGATTGGTTTGTGTAATTTGGCCATTTCATATATTTGTTCGCACTCTTCTTTTACTTCGGTTATTTCGGTTTTTAGTGAGGCATGTAACAATATATATTCATGTTCAAGCATTATGGCATATACAAAAAAAGTTTCATCAGTAGTATTCTTCATATTTTACTTATATACAAAATATACAAAACAAATATTTATGTTTATTTTTATTAATATATTTTACAATAAACTAATTACACCATTGTGGCTACTGGAATTTTATCATCATTTTTTTCTTCAATTTCGTGTTCTTCATCTATTTTTACTATTGGAATATTTCTAACATATATATGTATAATATTATCATGTTCGCTATTTTCACTTGGATTCAAATTTTCTTCTATTTCTCCTATTTTTGGTGAATTATAACAAAACAATGGACATATAAATATAAACAAACATCGTAATGCTATAAACAACGCTATTCCGAACCCTATTATTGTAAAAACATCAAAGATTGTACCATTAAATAATTGCATTTTATTTCATATTTATATGGATATTATCATTATAAAATAGCATCAATTTTTTGTGTAAAATGAAAAAAAACAAAAAATTGATGCTATTTTTATATATTTTGAATCAAAAGAAAACACATGATAATTATTATAATTTTATTTATAGCTGCTAGTATATTCTATTTTATTGTGAAAAATATAGTAAATATGTCAAATGACCCCCTTGAAGAAATTTCAAATATTCTAATGTGTATTCCAAACTTAGTGAAAGGAAATGTTATTAAACGCCCATCGAAACACATAAAATCACCTTATGTAGCAGACGTTTTATTATGTGAGACAAATACAGAAATAATTGCACATACTGCTGCACTAGGATGCTGTGGTTTAGCTGACATGGGCGCACAAGTTTTAATGACTCTTACGCCAGAATCAAAAAGTGGAAATAAAAACCAAAAATGTACACATCGTATTTATATGTCTATTTTACATGATGGAAAAAACAAAGTTATTATTGGAATAAATCCAAAAATAGCGGAAACATTGGTCGAAAATGCATTGAAACAAAATATGTTGCTGAATCTACAAAATGTTAAATCATACAGAAGAGAAACTACTATTTATGTGGAAAATCAAATAGATTCGCGATTTGATTTTACTGGTATAGATGAAAATGGAATACCATTCATTATGGAAGTAAAAAATGTTCCATTGGCTGATTATGAAGATTTACCACTTCATGAACGTGGTAAACAAGACTTTTCTGGACGAGATTCGAATTCCAAAATAGCATATTTTCCTGATGGATATAGAAAAAAAATAACGGATACTATTAGTCCGCGTGCGCTAAAACACATTTGTGAATTGAAAAAAATAAAAGAAATGTCAAAAACACGTTGTATAATTTGCTTTGTTATACAACGTCATGATGTGAATCGATTTCAGGCCTCGGTAGTGGACCCAGAATACAGAACTGCTTTGAAGAATGCAGTTGATTCTGGTGTAGAAGTTGTTACTCTTGTAGTAAAATGGCATGAAACTGGTATTGCTGAACTTGTTAAACAAAATTTGCCTATTTATTTTGACTAATGGTTGGGGGGTACATGTTTACATGTTTTTACTTTTTCAAATCTCGATTTTTATATTTCTTTTTATACATCTTTCCGTTTTCACCACATATATCTTCGTTCATTCTTGATAAATAACAAAACTCATATTCTGCTTCATCGATGACTCCATTCACAAGAGAATATTTTCTACCATATACTTTGGGAGATAAAGCGCATTTACCAAATTTACCAGTCCCATTATCTTTTATGAAATGTTTGCAATCAATACATAGTTTTGGTTTTGTTCCTTTTGACGAAAACACTTGTAATATAATTGAGAATAAAATAAATAGAATATAATTCATAAGTTTACTATTGTATTTTTTTTAAGTAATTTTAGAAAGGTATAAATTATTTATTTTGACTAAGTGTTGGATTTAGACACATTTTTTGGGAAGGAAATACTTGTCCAGATAAGCATCTGTCATGTTCATTTACTTCAATACATCCTCTTTTTCCTTGATATTCGCCAACTAAACACCATGTTTGTTTGCCAGCGGTAATTGGTTTTTGAATAGGGTTTTCACTTGTATCTGCCTTTGGGTCGCTGGATAAAATTTTTCCAGAATTTAATGCATTATCTAAACTATATTTTGTCTTATCATTTACATTTGGGTTGCTTGCATCGCGTAGTATATTTCCGACTGATTGTATCGAACCTTCTGCGATATCAATACCAGCCTTTGCAGTATCAGATACTACGTCAACAGTTTTATTTAAAACTGTTCCGGTTGTGTAACCAAAAATAGATAATATTTGAGATATCAAAGGTCCAATTATTTGAATAATTGTTTGAATTATATTTCCCAATATTGTAAGAATATTTATTCCTAAAAAGGAGAAAATTAATAATACAACTAATACAATAATAATAATGTTATTATTGCTAAATAATGTACTACTACTCTCTGGAAAAGTAGGCTTTAATGCATCCATATTTGTTTGAACAGAATTCATTTACTATACAATTATAATATATATTTGTAGAATATTTCGTTCATTTATAATTAAAAAATTATAAATGAATATTAAAATGAGTATTTTTAATTTTATCGAAACTTTCTTTTTTATAAGTTTAGGAATAACTTTTGTATTGATTTCTTTACTTGTATATCATTTTAGACAGCGAATTATTGTATTAGAAAGCAAAAATGATACAATGTTCGAAATTATTAATAACATTGTTAAAGAAGTGACAAATGTTCGTAATACTATTTTGTACATGAATCCATCACAAATGGAATTCATGCAACATACGAATTTAATGCAAGAACAATTTTCAAACCATACTCTATTCGACGAAAACTTCGATAAACATCCAATTGAAGAAGTTGATGAGGATGAGGATGAGGAGGATGAGGAGGATGATGAGGATGAGGTTCATGATGAAGATGAGGATGAGGTTCATGATGAGGATGAGGATGAGGATGAGGATGAGGAGAATGATGAGGAGAATGATGAGGAGAATGATGAGGATGAGGAGAATGATGAAGAATATGATACGCTTGTAGATAATACCCAAAAAATTAAAGTATCACTTGAATCATTAGTTCAACCTGTCAAAATCGTGAATGTAAATATTGAATCCACTGATTTAGAAATTGAAGAAATAAATGATTTAGCAATGGAAGAAGTAAATTCATTAGAAGAAGAACAAGTAGTAGATATTGATATAAACGCAGAACCTGTAATTGTTCATAAAATTTTAAATGAACTTGAACAAAATGCCGATGAAGATATCACAATAGAAGAAAGTAAAACAAAAGACATTTATAGAAACATGAACACTCAACAATTAAAACAACTTGTTATTACAAAAGGATTGACTACAAATCCAAGCAAACTTAAAAAAAATGAACTATTACAATTATTAGAAAATACTGATTTATAATAGCAAGATAAATATATTATATATTTAGGATATATATAATATGTTCTCTTTATTCGGTGAAAATTTAAATAATGCTTATCCGTCCAACAAAGAAACTGTACCAGAATCATCACTTGGATATCATGCTAACAATCAATATGATAATTTCCCTCCATTGATGAGTGATGGTCGTGCATTGGTTGCATCATGGCAACCAGAAGCTGTTGCAAATAAACAATTAATAGAAAAAAATGGAATCGCATCCAACTGGCAATATCGTAGATATTTAACAGAAAATGCAAAAAGTATTATGAAAACCAATTTTAGAGAATCTGCCAATGACGTTGGATATATCAAATTAGACGAAAAACCTGAATCTTCATCTGGCGGTCCATTCTCTTTCAAATCTTTCTTAGATGATTCAAAACCAGTTGGCTATAAAACCAGCGATTTGAAGAATTTGTATTTGTCAAGAGAACAATTAAATTCCCGCAAAGTTTCTCCTGCAATTACACAAGAACAATTATTGATGAATTCTGTATCGCAAAAGAAATAAAAATAAATGGTTTCTTGGAAAATAAATATAAACAATTTTTTTGCATATATTTATTTGAACATTTGAGAACATGAAAATTATTAGTTTTGATATCGGTATTAAAAATTTAGCGTATTGTATTTTCAATATTGAGAACCCAGGTTCTCCAATTATTATCGAAAACTGGAATGTTCTCAATTTATTAGATGATAAACCCGATGTAACAATATGTAATTGTCATTTAGTAAACAAAAAGAAATCATCCGCACCTGCACCTATATGTGGAAAAAAAGCAAAATTTAAAAAGAACGAAAAGCATTATTGTGAAAAACATGCAAAATTAAGTGGGTTTTTACTACCAAACAAAGAATGTTCTCCATCTTCATTGAAAAAAATGAAAATAGAGGAACTCAAAGATTTAGGAAATAAGTATTGCGCATTTTTACCGGAGAATTTAGGAACGATTTCTTTCACTCCACCTGAACAAATTGCGATTCCAACAACGAAAAAGGGTTGTTTAGAGAAAATGTTGGCATTTTTTGATAAAAAAACGCTGGAAATCATTAAACCACCAAAAAACAAAACCGCCAATGATACCGATTTAGTATGCATTGGAAAGAACATGAAAAAGTTATTAGATGAAATACCTGGTATCGCGGATATTACCCATGTTATTATTGAGAACCAAATATCAACCATTGCAAATCGCATGAAAACAATACAAGGTATGTGTGCTCAATACTTTATTATGAAATGTTCTCAAAATGTTATAATAGAATTCATATCATCTATCAATAAACTAAAAGATTTCAAAGACAAAACCGTTTTAGACAACGATGATTCGAAGGCAGCATACAAACAACATAAAAAAGACGGTATTACTTTTTGCAAACAATTTATCGACGCCAATTCACAATTTTCTCAATGGGAACATTGTTTAGAAACAACGAAAAAGGATGATTTAGCAGATTCTTTTTTACAAGGAATTTGGTATTTGAAAAACAAAAATATAATTACTTATGCGGAGAACTTAAAAATAAATAGTGTATAATTATCATAAATATAGGATGGAAGAAATTAATCTTGGATTAAGTGATTTAGAACCTATTTCTTTAAGTTTTAGTGATGATTTTTCTGCTCCACCACCAACTCCGTCTGTCAGTTTTGGAACCGGGATTGAATTACTTATGAATGATAAAAAGAAATCCTCTTCATCCAGTGTAAATATTGATTTAGGCGAAATTGACAAAATAGAAAGTGAATTGAATGAATTAACAAACAATAATTCGTCAGCATCCGCACCATCAAGCGAAACGAAAACATTAAGTGGGTTTGCAAGCAATCTATTTGGGTTTGGAAAATCAAATTCAAATGAAAAAAGTGATTCTAAATTAGGTTCAGCTACTGCTGAAAGCATTGGTGGTAAAAGTTCAACATGGGACGGTTTTTCAAAAGTGAATGATATTCCTAACGAAAAAGCATCCACTGCACGAATGACTGACCGTGAAAAGCGTCGTAAGAAACGTGCTATGATTAAGAAATTAGAAGAATGGTATGAAAAAGGACTAGTAAAACATATTACACATTTTAATTTGGATTCTCCATATGATGAAGTTGAAGATGAATATGAAACTGCTATGGAAGATAAACGTAAAAAAGACAGTATTAAATTACAAGGATGGTGGTTTATGACATTTGTCAATTCCGTTGAATATGCGAATGCTGCATTCAATCCATTTGATTTGAATTTAGACGGTTGGGGAGAACAAGTGTCCGAAGATATTGATAGTTACGAAGAAATCTTTTCAGAATTACACGAAAAATACAAGGGTGGTAAAATGGCACCCGAGCTATCTCTTTTATTGCGTCTTGGTTTCAGTGCTGCTGTTGTGAATTTTACAAACAAAGCGCTTTCCAGTGCCACTCCTGGTTTCAATGACGTTATTCGTCAAAGTCCAGAATTGATGAAAGCATTTACCAACGCAACTGTAAATAGTATGAGTCAACAAAGTCCCGGATTCGCTTTTGCCAATAATTTAATGCAAGAACAATCATCCAGACCACGTGGGCCACCACCACCTGCACCAGTTGAAACCAAATCTATGCCTCCACCACAACGTCCATCTATGCAATTCACATCCAACCGCCCAGATATTAATGCCGGAAGAGGAGCCATGTTTAGAGAAGAGGGTGTCGAACTGAATAATCAATTTGTCGATTTGAACCGCGAAGAATCAACACCATCACAACGTGCAGAAATGCGCGGACCACAAAATACCGATATTGATAATATTTTAGCTGGTTTGAAAACACGCACTGTCAATATTCATGATTCTGCACCTACCCAAGAAGATGATAGTATGATTAGTATTAGTTCATTAAAGGATGCACAAAATGCTACTATGCCAAAACGTAGTCGCAGAAAACAACGTTCTGATAAAAACACTATTTCATTGGATATTTAGAGACATCGTGATATATTTTGTATAGATACAAAATATATATACATGAAATCAAAAATAATGAAAAAAATCCGATTTAATGAAACATTAGATATACGATTTATATATCCGCTACATGATTTCAAACTTATTTTATGGTGGAATCATTTTGATTATATTATGTTCAAAAATTCTGCTTCCACTGAAATTATGTTAGCCATGGAAGAATATGGTTGTCATAGTTACAGAGATGCAATGCGAATTATTTATCAACCACATTACAATACCAATTGCATTATTATTTAATTTTTAGTTTGTTTTCTTTTCCAAAAAAATAGAATGAAAACCTATATTTAGAGAACAATTCAATGGAATATTTATGATATGCGAATTTTCCATATTGATAATCAATAAATATCCATTTGAAAATCGGTCATATGAAAATGCAATAATATGTGGTATTCCTTCAATTTCTATTATCACCGGTTCTCCACAAACAAACCGATTATTCAACATAATCGTTTTTGTAATATTCAAATTTTCACATATAACAAATCCATTAATCGTATTGTTCTCTACATTTCGTAATATAACCTTGTTTTTGTATTTGATTGGAAAATCCAAATTATAATCATCGAAAATCGCACATTTTTCAATAGTCATATCACGGGTTATCTTATCAATAATAATTTTTCTATATTTTCCATGAATATTCAAGTTTGTAAAATCTATGGTTTCATAAATAGGCGCATATATTGTAATCGAATCATCATTTTCAATTACATCCGCATAATGAAATATGTAAAAACCTTCTGTTGTATTGTATGTTTCTACATTTTCAGTTTTAGTATTGAGAACATGTACAAACGTTGGTTTTGTATTATCGAGTTGAATCGGTATTTTTTTAAAATCGGACATATTGATTATAAAAGGCGAATCAGTTATTAATATACTTGAATTAAACATGGCAAAATCATGCACAATCGGTAGATATTTTGTATGTATTGTTTTTTTATTTTTTATTTTAAAATCATCAAATAAACTGTAATAATTCACCTGTTGTGTAGATACGTGATATTCTATTGTATGGACAGTTTGTTCTTTTATATCATATTTTGAATGCCCTGAAATATAATGAATGTTATCCAATTCTACCTTCTTGTCCATTCCAATTGTATTGTTCTCAAAATGAATACAAATTGAATATGGTAAGTCTCTTTCAAATAGCGCATATACGTCGTTGTTTATATTCAGAAGCGCAGTGTTTGCAACTCCCATTATATTTGGAAATAATTTCACCTTATTCATCATCATCATAAAAATAGTTGAAAATACGTCTTTCGGTATTTTACCGTATTTTTCTTCGAATTTTACTTTGTCCGTTTTAATAAAATGTTTGACAAATGTCAAATTGCCGTTTTCAAAAAATACACCTTGAATATTTCCATCGCCAGTGAATAAATCATACAGTGATTTAATAGTCGTAATATTAATATCTGGACCAATCATCCCATAAAATCCGTCTATCTTGTTGAGAACATTTTGATAATTTTCTGGAATTTTATAGTTTATTTTATAATTTATTTCTTTATCTATTATTTTATTGAACTTGAATGGCATTCCGTGAAATTTACTATAAATAGATATAAATGAATATGAAAAAAACGAGATAAATAAAAATATTGACAACATATTCCTCTTTTACATTACTATATTTTTCTGTTTATCTGTTTTTTTATTTATATTTTTTCTAATAACAAATATAAATTTATTTATAAATTGTATCATAAAATTCAATTGAGAACTTAATTCTTGTTTGTTTTTCTTGTTTTTCTTGTTTTTCTTGTTTTTCGTGTTTTTCTATAAATTCCTCCGAAGTTGGAATAATTACTGAGAGTGCTAATATTACTGCCATCATCGGGTATAATAGTAATAACATTATTTTCAAATGCATGTTTTAATCCATCTATTGTATCTTGTGACGCTGGAACAGTATCGCTATGTAGTATGTCATCTATATCTACTGGTTCTCGTATATTGTTAAAATATTGTGCTATTCTTCGTTCATCATTAAGACTAGTAGGAGGAGTAGTAGGAGGACTAACAGAAGGAGTATTATTATCATTATTATATTGCGGTAATTGATTACCAGTTAAATTAGAACGAAATCTATGATAAAATGTAATTATTCTTTGGTAACTTCGTTCTAAATTTATTCTACTTCGTCTAACAGTTCTTCCAATAATACTATTTCTACTTCGTCTAACAGTTCTTCCAATAATACTATTTCTACTTCGTCTAACAGTTCTTCCAATAATACCTCTTGAACGAAGTATTAGAATTAATTTAAAAATTAAATACAAAACTACACAACACCCAATTACAGTACCAAAAGTTATAATAAAAATTATAATATCCCTATCTCGCCGAATTTCTCGAGCTGAAAGTGTTGGTCGACGTGTTGGCCAATGTGTTGGTTGACCAGGACCAGGCGTTGGTCGCCGGGTTGGGTCATCATCCCCCAAGCCACCTTTCATAGATTTTTGTTTTTCAGAATAACTATCAGTGTGTATAAATTTTTTTTCAAGTATTTTTAGTATTCCGTTAAAATTATATTTGTCTATTATTTTAGCTATCTTTTCCATAGTGGTTTCTATTGTTTTTTCTTCTATTTTTGAAAATTTCATAATAAATGAATCATATTTTTCATTTTGATCAATGTGTAATAAAATATCATTTAACAATTTATATTCTTTTGGATCAAGATCCATTTTTGGATCAAGATCCATTGATTTCAGCAACTTGTCCATTTATATAAATTATAAACAAATTATTTCAGTTAGAAATTATATTTACTAAATAATATATTTTTTTACACCTTTGCACAATTACCCGAAAGGAGCCCATTCTGGGCAGATGTACCAGTGCAAAGGCAACGGTTACCATGCGCATTTTAAATGCGCAAATGTGTATACAATTCCAGCATTTTCTTTTTTTGTTCATCATAATCAATGATGGGAGTGTAATATCGAGTTTTATGATATTTTGTGTCGTTACACATTATATACCATTTATGGATGTCACGAGGCTCCACATTTGCTAATTCAGGAACCCATTTTTTTATATAAACACAATCTTTATCGAATTTTGCCGATTGTATCCATGGATTCATATCCCGGAAATAGGGTTTCATATCTACCCCCGTTCCAGATATACCTTGCCAATTACCGTTGTTTGACGCGGGGTCATAATCCACTAATTTTTGTGCAAAATAGCGTTCGCCTAACCGCCAATCCAATAACAATGTTTTTATCAAAAAATTGGCGACTATCATTCGTCCACGATTATGCATATATCCAGTTTCATTTAATTGGCGCATACATGCATCCACCACTGGAAACCCAGTTTGACCATCTTTCCATGCATGAAAATCCGCATCACTTTTTCTCCATTTTATTTTACGATATGATGGTTGATATGATTGACCGAGAACATCTGGATAACCGTATAAAACATGTGCATAAAATTCACGCCATATTAATTGTCGGATGATATCCGATTTTGCTCCAAACTTTTGTTTGAATGCATCATATACTTCGCGAACGGAAATACATCCGAATTTAATAGGAGCCGATAATCCACTTGTTGGATTAAACAAAAAATCATGTTCTTTCGAATAATTTGATTGTGTTACTAACGATCTTGACAACAATTGTTTAGCCCGTTTTCTACCACCATTTACTGCAATGGTATCATTACTGTGTGTGAATTTTGAAAAAGCATCGACCAATGTAATAGAGTTGTCTAATTTCAATGTGGTTTTTGATAAGTTTGTAATGGTTCTCTTAATGGGTTTTTGTATATCCCTTTTGAGAACTTGTTCGTAAAATGGTGTGAATTTCTTATAATAACCACCACTTCCGTTTAATACTGAACCTGGCTCATATAAATAATAATCAGAACATGGTACACACTTTATATTATGTTTATTGCAATGTTCTGTTATTTCATTGTCGCGTTGAACAGCGTAGGGCGAATAATCTTTGTTGAAAAATACACAATCAATTTCTAATGCATTTATTGTATCGACAACACATTTTTTATGTTGTCCGTGCAATATTATAATTTCTCCATTTTTAGATTGGATTGATTTCCTTAAATCTTCTAAACTTTCAATCATGAATTGAATTGCATTGTCTGAACGATAATTATTGGATTTACCAACTTGTTCAGGTGTAAAAATAAAACACGTATATACGTGTTTACATTGAGAACTTGCTTCTAATAATCCAATATTATCGGTAATTCTAAAATCACGATGAAAAATAAATAATCCGTTCTGAAATTTCATATACATTATAATAAGATGTTTTTACATGTTTTTATACAACATTAAAAAATTGATTATAGTTTTTATTTTTATAATATCAATATTATAGGTACAATGATTTCTAGTGAACCAAATGATAATGATAAAAAATGGGCTTGCTATATTGCAGGCATTGTAGTGGTATTTGTAATATTCATCATAATATTTTTATAAAAATGATATAAATATAATATATATGATATTATTCGAAAATACAATTTTCAAATTGAAATTCAATTTCAAATTATCATATTTATTGATTCCGTTTATTTTTTTGCTCTATAATTACTTACCGAATACTCGTAAATTTATATTGTATCATGCAGTATGTATAGCTATTATCGGCATAATAGAATGTTATTATAGTTATATTGAAAAAAATATAGGAATTGTAATCGCAATTATAAGTACAATAATACATTTATCATTATTATTCGTTTTAGTTGATTTTCAAAAATACGGAAAAATAAATTTATTTTCACTAGTTTTATTATTCATTGTTAATTTAGTGATTTTATTTTTACCATATTGGCCATATTCTATAAAAAGAGAATCTTTATTATTATTATATAATTTTACTTATACATTCTCATATTTTGTATATATTCTTCTATCATTTGTAAAATAATAAATTACATTAAATAATTTATTAAACAAACATAAATACAACTCTTTAATAAACCTAACCACAACTGGTTTATGAGTGATTTGAAAACACATTTATCAAACCTAATAAATACATCAACTACTATTATTACTAACATGATTGGTTTTATCGAAGAATTTTTTTATGTTATGCATATATTGATTTTTCAATATTTTTCAGTTTTATTAAATTACTCAGCAAATCAAGTTTTAGCATTATTCAATACAGATACTGAAAAAATAGGTATTAAACTATTTTTATTAGTAAGTAAAAAATACAGCGAATTAAAATACGGTACATTAAAAGTATATGAAAAAAATCCTTTTCTGAAAATTACAATTGATACTGTCTATGAAATAGTAATAGAAATATATAAATTTATGAATTGCGTTAAAAGTGAACCATTTGCACAATTATGGATAAGCGTTTTTACACTTACTACCAATCTAAACAACAATGAAGAATATACAGTCGTCGAAAATTCAGTAAATGAAATTTTGTTGAAAAAATTCAAATCGGTTATAGACGAAAATGCGAGTGAAAATGAAAACACAAATGTTGATACATTATACACTTTCAAAACACCAGCATATATTTTATGCAAAGTGACAAATAAATTTGAAAAAGATGACGCCAATTACATTGTCGAAAAATCCGATGTAAAATTTTTAAGTGTAGAATATATAAATCCCGATATGAAAGAACCAATTATTTTCAAATTGAATAAAGACGTATTTCAAATTGGAAATGAACTGTTATCAAATGCATTTGTATTACGCTATCTCCAATATCAAACGCAATTTTATGTTTATGCAAATGATTATACTATCACTGTAATTGACGATAAAGTGAACCAATTTACGTTGAATAGTAAACAATATGTTTTGTTAGACAAACATGAATATAAAATCATTACAAAAGAAGAAAAAAGTAAAACGACATAAAGATTTTATATTTAGTATTATATAGTATTCAAATGAATACGTTTGATTTACAAACTGAATCTGTAAATCAAATTTTGGATGTTCGTGAAGAAACCTGTAATATTCCGGAAACACAGCAGCATAAACTGCTTGGTAAATGGAATTTGTATTACCATTTACCACACGACAAGAATTGGGATTTAGCAAGCTATAAAATAATAATGAACGATATAGATAGTCTTGAAAAATTGATAGCTATAAATGAAAACGTCTCAGAACAAATAGTAAAATATTGTATGTTATTTGTAATGCGAGATGGTATTACGCCTATGTGGGAGGACCCCAGCAATAGAAATGGTGGTTGTTTTTCTTTTAAAGTGTTAAACAAACAAGTATATAGTGTTTGGAAATCCCTATTTTATGCGATGTGTGGAGAAACCTTGTTCAAAAACAAGGCATATCATAATTTAGTAAACGGTATTACAATTTCTCCGAAGAAGAACTTTTGCATAATCAAAGTCTGGTTATTGAATTGTTCTATCCAAGACCCGGAATTGATGATTTCTATTCCGAATTTATCGACTCAGGGGTGTTTATTCAAAAAACACGAACCTGAGTTTTGATATTTGTTCTCATATAATAAATTTTTTTATTATATGTGATGTTTTTAATATATTTATGCAGTATATTATCAATTATTTTTTTAGTATCATATTTATTGGTAGGTCGATACCAGTACTACTAATTCGCGTTGCCCATATTCCAATACCAGCGCCGTCATATTTCGCTATGAATGTGTCAGCAATACCAGCAGCACCAGCATTTGTTAATGTCGTGAAACTTGTCCCATTACTATTATACAGTGTTACATTTGTACTACTAAAAGTACTATAATGACCAGAAATATATACATTATTGGTTGAATCTAATATCATATTTACTGGTCGGTCGTCACCATTACTACTAATTCGCGTTGCCCATATTCCAATACCAGCGACGTCATATTTCGCTATGAATATGTCAAAACTACCACCAACATTTGTTAATGTCGTGAAACTTGTCCCACTACTATTATACAGTGTTAGATTTGTATTATAATAACCAGAAATATATACATTATTGGTTGAATCTAATATCATATTTACTGATATCTGGGTATCACTACCAGTAATTCGCGTTGCCCATATTCCAATACCAGCGCCGTCATATTTCGCTATGAATATCTGATTACTAACACCAGTAAAATTATTTGTTAATGTCGTGAAACTTGTCCCATTACTATTATACAGTGTTACATTTGCACGATAATAACCAGAAATATATACATTATTAGTTGAATCTAATATCATATTTACTGGTACGTCGGTATTAGTACTACTAATTCGCGTTGCCCATATTTGAATACCAGCGCCGTCATATTTCGCTATAAATGTGTCAAAACTACCAGCAGCAGCATTTGTTAATGTAGTGAAACTTGTCCCACTACTATTATACAGTGTTACATTTGCACTATAAGCACCAGAAATATATACATTATTGGTTGAATCTAATATCATATTTACTGGTTGGTCGTTACCAGTTCCTGCAATTCTAGTTGCCCATATTCCAATACCAGCGCCGTCATATTTCGCTATAAATGTGTCAAAACTACCACCAACATTTGTTAATGTCGTGAAACTTGTCCCACTACTATTATACAGTGTTACATTTGCACGATATTGACCAGAAATATATACATTATTAGTTGAATCTAATATCATATTTACTGGTTGGTCGGTATTAGTACTACTAATTCGCGTTGCCCATATTCCAATACCAGCGCCGTCATATTTCGCTATAAATGTGTCATCACTACCAGCAGCAGCATTTGTTAATGTCGTGAAACTTGTCCCACTACTATTATACAGTGTTACATTTGCACGATATTGACCAGAAATATATACATTATTGGTTGAATCTAATATCATATTTACTGGTCGGTCGGTACCATTACTACTAATTCGCGTTGCCCATATTCCAATACCAGCGCCGTTATATTTCGCTATGAATATGTCATCACTAGCAGCAACATTTGTTAATGTCGTGAAACTTGTCCCACTACTATTATACAGTGTTACATTTGCACGATAATAACCAGAAATATATACATTATTAGTTGAATCTAATATCATATTTACTGGTAGGTCGGTACTAGTACTACTAATTCGCGTTGCCCATATTCCAATACCAGCGACGTCATATTTCGCTATGAATATGTCTTCAAGACCAGCAGCAGCATTTGTTAATGTCGTGAAAATTGTATCATTTCTATTATATAGTGTTACATTTGCACGATAATAACCGGATAACAATAAAAAAGGCTTAAATGCTTCTCTTCTCGCAAAAGTTCCATATGCGGCATTTAAAACATTGATATTATTTTTCACAGAATTAAATGAGTTCATTTTACAATTAATATAATATAATATATATCTAAATATTATCCATCAACCGATTCAATTACTATGCAATGTATTGTATAAACATTTTTGGATTACCCGTCGTAGGCGTGATTGGATGAAATGTATATCCCGTCCATTCGGTAATCGTTTGACTATTTCGTGTGAATGATAAATTACAATATGCCGAACCCGTCGAATTTCCCCATAATATTCTAATTGGATAATTCCATTTGTAAGAGATATAGAAGTAGACCCATTATTTCCTGCGGATGAATAAACCAAACGATTTGTAGTTGTATATCCAGTTTATTTTTTACAATAATTCGACAAATTCATATTTTTTTAGAAATACATTTTTCAAAAGATTTTTCACATTCATTCAACGGATTACCATATTTTTTAACAAAACAATTTTGAAATGTTTTTTCACATTCACATAGTGGATTCTCTCTCTGTGGATTCACTTTTTCAACAAAAGTTTTTTCACATTCATTCAGTGGATTCTCTCTCTTACCATTTGGTATAAAAAAAGTTCGCGAGTGTCTATGTGAAAATCGTCTTATTATCAACATATTATATAAATGAAAATATAATATTTTGTATGTAATTACTAATTGTACTTTTTGAAATACAATTGTATTTTTACAGTTTCGGTATATGAAATGGATGATTTTTTTTCCACGGTATTTTCAACAAATACATACCGACCATTATGAAAAATATACCAATATATTGATTATAGTTAGTAAACCGTTCGCCTAAAAATACATATGCCGCTAAACTTTCCGTTAAAGTACTCATCCCGTCCCAACCATTATTTACCAATAATATACTCGAATCCTGCAATGATATTATTAACATAATCACTACCCCTACATATCCTAAAATACCTGTTGCCAATGACGTAATCCCTCCCTTATTCGCATATTCTTTTAATCCAAAATCTCCCACGATTTCCACACATGTTAATGCAAATAATTGAGGTACACTCATCTTTTTTCTCTATATTGTATAGATATTTTTTTGTAAAAGAAAATTGATTGTTTGCATAATACAATGCAAATATACAAAATACAATTGTAAAATGAAAACCGAAATAATTGTTGTATCCGCCATGGAAATTACCTATAATATCGGCACTTCCGCCCAAGATAATTTCGATTTAATCGACGCTTCTTCGCCACAAGATATTTGGTTTCACGTTGAAGGTCTTCCGTCTTGTCACGTCGTTGCGGTTATTTCTGAAAATGAAAAATTGGATAAAAAGAAAATGCGCACCCTCCTCAAACAAGGCGCCGTTATTTGCAAAAAACATTCCAACTATGCATCCCATAAAAATCTACCCATTGTATACACCAAAATCGAAAACGTTCAAAAAACAGATACAATCGGTTCCGTAGTTACTAGCAATACAAAAACTATCATTATATAGAATGACAATCCAATAAAATTCATTTCAAACGTAAAAACATCTATATGTTGTTTTATATGTTCCCATTGAATTTTGTTAGCACGTGTTCGACGAAATACTTCATGCTCAGAATCTATTATAAAATCATCGTCATATATAGTCGATTTTCCTTGTTTTACATATTTGTTCAATACATATTTTTGCACATCAATCTCATTTTTTGCGGTTAATCCTTCGCAAAATTCGATGATATTTTTACAACTACCAATGAATACGTAGGGATTCGGTAGTTTCGTTTTCCTATATATTTTTTGTTGGAGATATCGGGTTAACCAATCTTTTGACAGTATTCGTTCACCAAATACAATGGAATTTTTGTACAAATAATATTTTGCATGAATGTCTACAATATCATCATGATTTTGAACCAAGCATACAATATCATCTTCCTTTTTATTTTTACAAAAAATCATGAATGCACTAATATTTTTTTCCGAAAAAGGCTGCTCTTCATGAGAAACAAGATATATATTTTTCATTGGTTATAATGAAAAATATACAGAATTTTTTTATATAATTACTTCGTAAAGTAATATAATAACCATCAAATTACGAAGGTGGTAATGGAGCTAAACACAATTTAATTTCACCCAAAGAAGCCACGTCATATTTCACAATAAGCGGTAAATCATTTCCCAAATACATTTCTAAATGACTACATAATGGCGTACATTTAATAAAATGGGACAATGATTTCAATGAAAACTCGCCCTGGATCACTACCGACGCATCTGGTTTTTGAATGAACTCCATATATCCATCTGACTCTGAACGTAATATACGCGAGCTTGCAAAATTGCCATCGCATGAAAATATCAAATCATTTCCAACTGACTTAATCTCAATACGGTCTGAAATACCATTCAAATCACGGATAATTTTCTGGAAATCCGTGGTTGGTAGATTAATCACCGTTGAATATTCCACGTCGGGAACCACCAATTCTTCTGTATCTGGCTCAATCAATCTCAATTTTTGACTATAACATTGTTTAATATCTCCGTTATCATATTGTAATCCTAAATGGGATACAATTCCGTCATGATAATCCGATTTGTCAATATACATAGATAAAGTATCGTCATTTGACATGGTTGAAATGACTTTGAATAAATGCAATGTATTTGCACATACTATGATTTTATCTGGATGACATACATATTGTTCAAACTTGTGTGCATTCAAAATGACATTCACCAATATTGTATGGGTTTTATCAAAATTAATAATTTTCATTCCATCTTTTGTAAATGTAATCGTTGCGTCGGTTAGCACATCTTTAATTGCTGTAATCATATTACGAATAGGCTGTATTTGAACAGTTTTTATTGTCAATACATTATTATCCTCGTTCATTTTACAATATAAAAATAATAGATGGATATTTTTATATTATCTTTATGTATTTATATATTTTTTCTATTTTATATGAAATTCTCTTGTGAATATCCAATTATAGAACATGCGATTCGTTTACCTGAATTTCCAGTTGTCTTGCTTGTTTCCGCATTTCCCAGTCCACAATCATCTGGGTCCGCATGCACTATTAAACCGCGACCAATGATATTTGCTTTATATCCGCGTAATTTGATACAATCGTCTATCATTTGATATTTCGCACACCCATGTTGGTCTGTTTGCAAATTTCCTAAATCACCTACATGTCGTTCTTTTGCACCAGGACATCCGTGTGTTTTTCCATATGGGTTGAAATGTGCGCACATACTATCACATTGGTTTGTTAAATCTCCGGATTCATGAACATGAAATCCATGTAGTGCATTTTTTTTCAACCCGGACAGTTCAATATCAATGAGAACAGTGTCGTCTTTCAATATTTCCGTGAAAGTAACATAACCTTTTATTTTTCCACTGAATACAGCAATCGCTTTTATTGGCGTTTTTTGCATTTATCTATATTTAGATATATTTTTTACATTTATGTTGTTTTTTGCATGTTTTAGTTGCCAGTTTCAATGCTTTACTTGACGGTTTACAACCTTCGTGCAATATATCATAATCCACTATGCTTGCGTTTCCTCCGGTAATGGAACTTGCCAAACGAGCTAAACCCCATGATTCGGCCGTTTGATTTGGACGAGAACCGCTTGAATAATATGCCCCGCGACCTTTATTCACTATTTTTTCCAATGCAGCTTGGCTACATTGAGTTTTTTCAGAAAGTTCTTTGGTTGGTTCTAATGTATCTACTTTGTATATCTTTTTGGCATTTTCAATGTGATTGGATGGTTTCGATTTGAATGTTTTTACTTTTGGACGTTGATAATAAACGCCTTTTTTATACAATTTTCGCGATTTCCTTAAATATTGTTTTTGTTTTTTTGTATCCCTTTTTGATAATATTTTAGGAATATATCTTTTCGGAACATTTAGCAGGTCCATTTCTATATATTTATATAATGTCTACATAAAAAAAATGCAAAAATATTTGTAAAAAACCTCATGCTATTGTAGATGGACAGTAGTGAAAAAACAGAAAAAACAACAATAGACAAAGAAAAAATTATTGATATTCAAGCCAATGTAAAAGAAGCATTTGATATGATATTCAATACGAAAACATTACCCTATTTTGCAGGGTTCATTTTATTATACGCATCTCTTTATTTCGGCATATACCGCTTTTACAGAGGACGAAGTGATGTAGATACATTATTTAGCAAATCGATTGATATATTCATTATAACTTTACTTATCATTGGTTCCATCTACTACGTTTTAAATTTACCAAAAGAAGACAAAGACCATTTTATCGGGTTTTTAGTAAAATGGACCAAAGAATTTTTCCAAGACCCCGTCGGTACCGCCGCTTCCGCCATTTTAATCGCACTATTTTATTTGTTTGTTTATTTAGGAGGAATTCCTAAAAACCCTATTCCTAAAACCATTGAATTTTTAGAACAAAAAGTATGGATATTTTTGATAACCTACATTGTTTTGGATTTTTTCAAATACTATTTCGAAATTGACTTGATGGAAAAATTCATTAGCAAAGATACCGTCGATTGGCTTTATGGTAAATCAAACAACAGTACAGATGAAAAGAAAGATGCGAAAAAGAAAGATGAAAAACAGTCAACTGTGACCGATGAAAAAAATATAGACGAAGTTGGTAATGAAGTTTTTCATGTATCCAACAATTTATATTCATATGATGACGCACAAGCAATATGTACATCCTACGGCGCACGTATTGCCACGTACGACGAAGTAGAAAATGCCTATAAAAGTGGCGCAGAATGGTGTGGATATGGATGGTCGGACGGACAAATGGCATTATTCCCTACGCAAAAATCTACTTGGGATAAATTGCAAAAAACGGAAAACCATAAAAACAATTGCGGTCGTCCAGGAATTAACGGTGGGTATATTCATAATCCATATGTAAAATTTGGAGCAAATTGTTATGGTAAAAAACGTGCTGCGAATACCGCGGACGTCAACAGAATGAATGCCCAAAAAAATGCGCCATATCCAAAATCGAGAAAAGATGTAGTATCTGATATGAAAACGGAATATTGGAAAAATAATATCAATAAATTAGAAATAAATGGATTTAATCGGGAAAAATGGTCGGAATTCTAAACCTTTGCGCATTTGAAATGCGCATGGTAACAGTTGCCTTTGTATAATTAAATCACCCAGAATGGCCGATTTAATTGTACAAAGGTGTAAAAAATATTTATATGAAAAAAACATATAAATATTTGTCTTTGTCATTACATAATGACAAAAAAAAACATTTTGGTTACTGGCGGCGCTGGATTTCTCGGTCGCAGTTTATGCAAAAAATTATTAGAAAATCCCAATAACATTGTTATTTGTTTAGATAATTTAGTAACTGGAAGTCATAAAAATATTGAAGAATTCGAAAAAAATCCCAATTTTACATTTCTTTATGCCGACGTAACACAATCCATTCAATTCCCGGTTTTACACGAAATATATCATATGGCATGCATTGCTAGTCCCGATAAATACAAGGTACACTCTATTGAAACATTAAATACATGTTTTATTGGAACGCAAAATATGATTCAATTGGCGAAACAGCACAATGCCAAATTATTATTCACATCCACCTCTGAAATTTATGGGGACCCCGACGTCCATCCTCAACCTGAAAATTATTTCGGCAATGTCAATACCATGGGCGAACGAAGTTGTTACGACGAAGGCAAACGTATTGGTGAAACACTTATATATGAATATCGTAAAAAACATGGTCTGGATTTGAAGGTAGTCCGTATATTCAATACATACGGTCCTTACATGGATATAAATGATGGCCGTGTTGTTACCAATTTTATAAAACAAATTCTCAATAAAGAACCTTTGAATATTTATGGAAATGGAAATCAAACCAGGAGTTTCTGTTATGTCGACGATATGATTGATGGTCTCATACGAATGATGAATAGTAATGAACCGGGTCCTATCAATATTGGTAATCCACATTGCGAGTTTACACTGAATGAATTAGTGAAAGTATTTGAGAAAATAACGAATCGTAAATTACCAGTTACTTATTTGAGTTCCACCGAAAATGACCCAAAACAAAGACGTCCTGTTATATTGAAAGCACAGATATTATTAGGGTTTGAACCCAAAATAGAATTGGTGGCTGGTATTCAAAAAACATTGGATTATTTTCAAAATATACAATATATTCAAAATATTCAAAAAATACAAAATTGAAATCTGTAAAAGAAAAAACATAAATACTATATCAAATATATATTATTTATTACGAAAATGGAATTGTGTCTTGAACCCGATATATATACTCCAAGTATTGATAATGTAGGAAATTATGTTGACAAAATTCCGCCATTCAATACTATCAAAAAAGGTCTCAGATGTCCATGTGGCTCTCGAAAAGACAAAATATACGAAACTCATAAAATATTTGCATCTCATATCAATACAAAAATACATCAAAAATGGTTGTCCGACTTGAATTTGAACAAAGCCAATTATTATGTGGAAAATCAGCAATTGAATGTTACAATACAAAACCAACGTCTCATTATTGCAAAATTAGAAAAAGACGTTCAAAATAAAATGATGACAATTGACTATTTGACGCAGCAATTACATAAAAAATGCAATGAAAATGTTGTTACTGATTTATTGGATTTAGACGTGTAATTTGTAATTCATTATTTGTTCAATTCCACTAAAATCTTCTTACCCACTTTTTTCAGTTCTCCTACTTTCACCAATTGTTTATTAGTATCAAATAATTCTTTATCATATAAAATATTTGTAGCAGGGTCTACTTTATATTTCACGCCATTAATCTCTTTTGTATCTTTTAATTTAATTTTCTGTTTTACAATGTTCAATTCCTCTTTTTCGCTCATATCTTTTTCAAGAGTAGGGTACGAAATAAAATCATTCGATTCCAATTTGCCAAAATTACTTCCATAACAAATCAATTGTTCATCGTCTTTTCCCTTTGATTTTTTTGTATTATAGACGTTACAATCAATGGATGTCTCTTTGATTGATTTCAATATCTTTTGATTAATATTGTCTTTTATTTGCGCTATTTCATATAGAGATTGGTCGGTTGTTATGGATTTTTGGTCAATCTTTGATATATCATGTATCATGATTTCAATACTATTCTTGTCTGTTTTCTGTTTTTCGGTAAATACCGATAAATATAAGAAAATCTCTACGGTTCGCAATTCTTCTGGTAAATCTTCATGACTGCAAATACGGCGAGCGCGTCCAATTACCTGGTCTATACGAACACTGTGCCAATATGGCTCTACAATATGAACAAAACGAGTATTCTTCAAGTTAATACCTTCTGCTCCCGACGATGTAATCAAAAACAATTTGATAATTTCGCCATAAAAATTGTTGGACGATTTCTCTTTTATTTTATCTACAATTTCTGGCGGTACTAAATTCCACACACTATTATAAATATTACGAATAATTTCTTTTTCATCAGCAGACTCTGTTCCTGTATATAAAACAAATCTTGGTTTACCTACGGCATCTTCTTTCTCAATGATTTCCCATTTGTCACTTGAAACATCTTTTTTGATTTTAAATTCAGCATAACCATTGGCCTCCAATATTAATTTCAATATACCAATACCTTCTATTGTTCTGAACTGACTATATATCAAATGCAATCCTTTGTTTTCTTCATTTTCAATATTTTCCAACAATTTCAAAAATTTAGGACTGTATTTTGCCAATCCTTCTTTTGATAAAAATTGCTCTTCATCTTCCGGTTTATTTGGGTCAAATGCTAATATTTCTAATGCTGCATCAATCCGTTTTTTATAATTGATTGGCTCTGTATCCATACTATCAAGATCTTCTTTATCAACATATGAATTTGATTCTAATAGTAGTTCTTTCGGAACAGTGTCGAACTCATTTTCATTCAATTCACTTGTTGGTTTATCTGGTAGTGGTCGTTCAATCGAACTTGGAAATGTAAAATTACAAGCAGCTCTTGAAAATATACGATATGTAGATGATATTTTGTAGATATCTTCGTCATCTCCTTTTTTCGCCTGTTTTTTTGCATTTTTACGTCTTTCTTTTTCTTGGTCAATTTCCGTTTTACGTATTTTAAGATAGGATGAAAATTGATGCTCACTCATTTCAACTGGAACTACATGTATGTTTTTATTATCACTTGTCTTTACAAAAGATGGAAGTAATTTTTCTTGTGCACTTCTGAAATAAGAGGTTAATCCTAATATTCGTTTCTTAAATGTATTTTCGTTCTTCATTTTTCCACTTTCTATATCTACAAACATTGATAAAAATGTTTCTGCATCGTCAGGCAATGCTTTATGATGTTTTACTTCAATTAATCCATCGATTACTTCCAATTTATTCTTCTTTAAAATACGTTTCACTTCTTTTACAAAATCATCGTCAGACATATTTCCAGTTTCGTCTAATTTTACACCGTTGTATTTTTCAAATTCACCTTCACCTCCTTTATGATATTCTGGTGCCACGCGGTCTAGTACATCAACCTTTGCATCGTCTTCAATGACTTCTTCGGGTCTATAATTTATTTTAATGATGCCTTTTTCAATTGTAAATGGTTCTTCGTCTTCTTCTTTGTTGTTTCTATGTTTCTTTGTTATGTTTTTTCTTTCCTTTATTTTTTTGGTACTTCTTTTTTCTTTTTTTTCTTGTTTGTCTTCTTTTTCTTTTCCTCCAAACAATGAAGTCATCATTGTTGCCATATTATTTGTTCCACCTGTTTTTTTGTATGAACCGCGTTTTTTTGTATTTACAAACCCAAACGGATTTCTTGTTATAATTACTTTATTATCGGTATAATCCACATAATCGTAATTTTTAAATTTTTCTTCATCAAACATTTTCAATATTTCTTCTTTATTTACCTTACCGCCACTTTTTACAGTGACAGGGAAACTCCATGTTTTTATACTTCCACGAAGAATGTTAAACAAAATTCCGATTTCATTTGGATAGTTGATAATTGGAGTTCCAGTCAGCAGAACAACACGTGCATTGGTTGCTTTCATCAAATAATCATATAATTTGAATGATAATGATGATGGTTTCTTTATTTTATTGACTATTCTACTTACAAAGTTATGTGCCTCGTCAATAATGACAACTTTATTATCAAATGGATTAACTTTTCCATGTTCGGTAAGTTCATCCATTTTATTTTTGGTTATCCCCCCATTATAATTGATATCAATGTATTTATTACGAATCATAAGGTTCAATTGTTCGTCAATACTTTCTTGATCACTTGAACTCAAATCCGCAAAATTAGATGCTTTTGTTACGTCGACCATCCATGCTCCTCGGTTTCTTTCAAATACTTCGCGAGGTATAGAGAGAACATTTTCCAATATATCAATATATTCAGGCTTTCCTTCGGTTGATATGAATTCCCAATATTGATTCTTTTTGTATATTGGGTCTCCGTATTTTTTCAATTCACTGAAAAAATTCATTTTTAAAGATGCGGGGGTCATAACTACAATCGATTTTCCAGATTTCATACCTTCTGCGATTGCAATTGATGCTGCCGTCTTTCCCGCTCCCAAACCATGATACAGTAACAATCCACGATAAGGTGTATACAAATTCAAATAATCTCTTACTATTTTTTGATGAGTCATCAAACCAACCTCACTGTTACTATTTGATTTAGAACAAGAAATCGATTCTTTTGTAGAGTCTAATTCTTTTGTATAGTCTTTGAACATTTCTCGTAACTTTTGGATAAATATACGACGATTGTTCATGTAATATGATGACGTTTTTACAATTATTTTTTCTGGTTTTGGTAATCTTTGTTCGATTGTATGAGTTCCCATTTTGAAATTCTTCATTTCTTCGGTCATGACAGCGTCGATGGTTCTTTTCACTTTGGGTGCTTTCAATGCACGTTTCTTTCTTTCTTTCTTTTCTCCTTTTTCTGGTTCTTTTTCTTCTTCTTCTTCTTCTTTTTCGGGTTCTGGTTCTTCTTTTTCTGGTTCTGGTTCTGGTTCTGGTTCTGGTTCTTCTTTTTCTTTTTCTTCTTCTGCCTCTTCTTCTTCTTCTGATTCTTCTGATTCTTCGGATTCTTCGGATTCTTCTGGTTTTATTTCTTCACCAATAACCAGTTTTTGTTTTTGTTTTTCAGGTTTTCTTATAATACGTACTTCATCGCCTATCACAACCGATTTTGTAGGTGGTTCTAATACACGTACATCAAATAAATTCTTTTTATTCAACCTATCCAATACCATATTTATATTAACATTCATTTCATCTCGTTTATCTACAATTTCAACATTTTTTCTAAGATTTTTTTCAGGTTCTTCTTTTTTTTTCGCATCACCCATTTTCACATTTATAATTACCTGTTTTTTTGGCATAGGTTTCACTATCATTTGTTCTAAATATAACTGTTCCATTTAAAATATATTATATAATATAGTATAGTATATTTTTGTATTTATTTTGTCGTTCATTCTTTGATTTTTTGTTTCGTTGTATTTGGCATTTTTTACTTCGTCACATCTAAAATAATTGCAAATGGCGAATCGCTTCGTCGCATGCAATTTGTTCCGCCTTCTTTTTAATCTTGTGTTTACCTTCCCCTAAAAATACAAATATTTTATTGTGTTCCGCCATATATTGATGTATATCTCCATATGAATCAAAATGAGTGATTGGAATAGAATCACTGTGTTTCTTATTGTGAATGGGTTGACCCAAGCATAAATAAACTCCCATATAATATCCTGTATCAACATTATGGTCTTCTACTTCCATATAATGCGGAGTCACCTTGAATTCTTTTTGAATTTTCACTTGTAAAATATTCTTGTAATTATCATCATTTCGAATCAAATTTATCCAATCCACATGTTTTTCAAATACACTTTCAACAAAAATTTGTACCATTTGGAACCCAGGTCCAGTTACAAACAAATTACCAAACCATCCATCATCATCATGGATGGATATTTTATTGAAATCTAAAAACATTGCTCCTAAAAAGGATTCGAATAAACACCCCAATTTTTTCAAATTTGTACGAGTTTGTTTCAATTCTGCGTGTTTTGATAATACATACCATTTATGTAATCCCATTTCCAATGCCATTTTTCCAATCGATTCATTTTTCACTAATGCGATTTTCTTTTCAGTCATAAACCCTTCATTTTCCTTTGGAAAACGGCGATATAAATAATACTTGGTAATGCATTCTAATACACCATCACCGACAAATTCCAAACGCTCATTGGATTTCGTATAAAGCGGTAAACAATCTTCCGGTTTTTGTACGATTGTAATATTGTTTTGCATATTTTCTAAATTTGGACGCTTCATATATGAGCGATGAATAAATGCACGTTTATATAAATTTATGTTATGGATTGGAGTATTGATTCCATAATTTCGCAGAATTGTCTGAATTTCATTTTCCGTAATTAATTTATTTAGGGGATTGTATGGATCAAAAATATAGGTTTCTACACCGTTTTGATTTTTTTCAATGATAATGTCGTCATCTAAATGAGATGATTGGTATTCAGGTGTATTTGCGTTCATTTTATTTATGAAATAGAATGAAAACAATTGTTGTGGTTACTATATTAACTAATATCTTTTTATATTAATTTAATTTATATATTTTTAGATTTTCAAAAATAAAATATTTAGACATTATATACCAATATGGGATTAAGTAACGCAGCAAGTAGAGCAAGAAACTATGGTAGTACAATTAATCAAAATCAAGGAGGTGGTGCTAAAAAAGCAGGTTTCCCAGGACAAGTTGGACGTGGATGGTGGACCAGTATTTTCCTTGATTCCACTGACCCAATCTCGGGTAACTGTTGCAATTTAAAGAAAATAATGACCACCATGCGTTTTACCAGAAACAACATTCGTGGTGTAGGTATTGACCCAAGAATCCGTCACCATTAAGCCATTAAATTAATTGTATAAAACAATATAATAGTTTCACTTTCACTATTGTATTGTTGTATTGTTATGAAAATCATCATCGACGAACGCGAAACTGCCTTATATGAAAAATGTTATTCAATTATACAAGGAAATACCACTTCTATTCAACTTTCTAAACAGGTTCTCAATTTAGGCGATATTTTGTTCAAAACGGATGAAGACAAAGATATTTTATTAATAGAACGCAAATCATTATCGGACTTACTTTCAAGCATTAAAGATGGCCGTTATGAAGAACAATCCTTTCGGTTATTGCATTCCAGTGGGTATCCATCCCATAGCATTATTTACATGATTGAAGGTATGTTCTCGCAATTGCGTACATTAATTGAAAAGAAAACTGTTTTGTCAGCAATAACCAGCCTCAATTTTTTCAAAGGATTCAGTGTTTTACGTACATGTTCTATTCAAGAAACCGCAGAGAACATTGTTTGGATGGCCGAGAAAATAGACCGCGATTTTAGTAAAGGAAAAATACCATATTATTTAAGTAGACCAATCGAGAACATTGTTGTTAATAACAATGAAAATGATGGTGAAACTGGCAATATTTTTACGCAAGGTTCTCAAAATACTCCAAATAATTATTGTACAGTTGTTAAAAAAGTCAAGAAAGATAATGTCACCCCAGAAAATATAGGTGAAATTATTTTATGTCAAATTCCTGGAATAAGCTCTGTAACTGCCATTGCAATCATGAAACATTTCGGTTCGTTTCTTCATTTAATAACCGAATTGCAAAATAATCCAAGTTGTTTAGAGAACATTGCCATTGAAAATAATGGAAAAATACGTAAAATAAACAAATCGTCTATTCAGAACATACAAAGTTTTTTACTGAAACGTGGTTGAATTATTCCAATTGGTCTTTTGGTAACCTTTCGCCAAATAAACCTGGTATTATATTTTTAGGTGTATACAATAGCGGTTTTTTCACAATGTTATCGTCATATTTACCAGAATCAACTGCTTTTTGTGTATGCAATACTCCTCCCCAATTTGAATCCATTGGATTATCACTTGTTTGTGTTTTTTCGGTGGAATAATGTACTTCGTCAATATTTGTATATCTTCCTACATATAATCCTTGTGGGTCAAATCCCGGATAATTGCCTTTATTATATGGTGGATTATCACGACTTGCATCTGCTACTTTTATAATATCATTGGAACCTGGATACAATGTGGTTTGTTCCGGAATACCTCCTTCTAATTCAAATGGGCTTGGACGCATTCTATAAACTTCTTCACCTTGTGTATTCACTTCATTCTGCAAAAATAATACTGGACAACGAAATCCTTTTTTACGTTGTATCTCTAAATAGTTAATATATTCGTCTAAATTATAAAAAGGTAGTGGATTGACTCCCTCAACTTCTGGGGCTTGACTATTATATAAAAGCAATACGTTATCTTTTTTTAGCAATATATTTGGACATGATGATGATATAGTATTAGTATTTGTTTCTAGGTTCTCAGTTAATTTTAACGATTTCATGATACCATTTGTTGAATATACATAAATTCCTGCTAAAAATACTATTATAATTAATATGGTCAATATTGGTTTTTGCATGTTGTTATAGAATAAATATATATAATACTGGGAATTTTCTTTTCCAAATAAATTATATATAATGCGTAAAACAAATAATTATAAAAGTAAAAATTACAAAAGGAACAAGAAAAATAGGACTTATAAAAAGAGACAAAGTAAACAAACCCATATTGTTATTGTTGGTAAAATATATGCAGATTGGTGTGGTTATTGTCAAATGATGCAAGACGATTGGGATAATTTGAAACGCGATTTAGGAGAAAACAAAAAAATCGAATTTGTCGATGATATTGAGCAAAAAAATGAAACGGATCGTGTTAATGATGTTAATGAAAAATATTTGAAAAAATCACCTCTAAAACTATCATTACAAGGAGGTTATCCTACTATTTTCAAAATCAAGAATGGGAAAATATCATATTTTAATGGAGAACGAAGATACGATGCTATGAAAAGATGGTTTTTAGAGTAAACGAAGTAACGAAGCAAACATATATATTCGTATAATATAGATGTTTGGATTAGAAAAATATAAGGATTTTTTTGGAAAACCGGGTACAGGAGTACATAAATATCGTATTTTCAATATTGCTATTGTAGATGTAGTCGCCACCATTGTTGTCGTGTACCTCATTTATGTTTTATTGAGATATTTTGGCTATATCGTAAATTTTTGGATTTTGTTAGTAGGTATGTTTATTTTAGGCATTTTTTTACATCGTATATTCGGTGTTCGCACCACTGTTGATAAAATATTGTTCAAAAATGCAGGATAATGACTAAAACAACAAAAAATAAAAAATTGATTGTAAAAACGTACTAAACACAATTCAGTATTATAAACAAACCAACAAAACCAATCAAATCAATCATGACAACCAAAATCGTGAAAAAACCAGCTATATTAAAATCATTCCGTTTACTTGATTTCAATATATATGATGAAACGACCGAGAAAGAACATTCAGACAGTGAAGGCAGTGAAAATGGTCGTAAAAAACAAGATTCTTCTAAATTCGTCATTCAGATGTTCGGTGTAAATGAAAACGGCGAAACATACTGTTTGTATGTAAACGATTTCAATCCATTCTTCTTCATAAAGGTAGGTGACAATTGGAACCAGGGCAATGCGAATCTTCTTTTAAACGAAATCAAACGAAAAATAGGTGCGTATTATGAAGATTCCATTGTTTCTGCAAAAATCGTGGATTATCATAAATTATATGGGTTTTCTGCCGGTAAAAAATACAAATTTGTTCAGATTGTTTTCAAAAATACAACTGCAATGAATAAAGTCAAAAACTTTTGGTATGATTATAGTGGCGAGCACCGCAAATTTAAAAATTATGAATTCCAAGGTGTTGCACTTGAATTATATGAAAGTAGTATACCACCGCTTTTGCGATATTTTCACATTCACAACATTAGTCCATCTGGATGGATTGCTATACCATTGAATAAAGTTTCCAGATGCCCAGTAAAAACAACTACATGCAATTACGAGTATATTTGTTCATCGGCAAATATACGTCCATTGAATGAGAAAGAAACTCGTGTTCCTTATAAAATATGTAGTTTTGATATTGAAGCCAGTAGTAGTCACGGCGATTTCCCACTTCCTAAAAAAACATACAAACGATTGGCATCCAATATGGTGGATATATTCAATATGCAATTTGAATCTCAAAATTTAGATACGAAGAAAAGCCAAATGCTTTGTAAAAAAATTATTATGTCTGCCTTTGGTTACGACAAATTTGATGATGTAGATTTAGTGTATCCAAAAATGGCGCCATCCAAAGACCGTCTCTCCAAACTTATTCAATCTTTTGTAGATACACCTATAAATGATGCTAAAAAAATGACGACCAATACAGATGATGCATATACAATTGAATCTTTGTTTGAACAAATGAAAGAAGACAATGAGTATGGCGGCGCCGGAGGCGCCGATAGTGATGACGATGAAGGGAATGAAGTAGAAGAAACACCCTCTTATTATAAAAATAAAAATTTCAAAAAAAAATCGAAAAAAGTTCAAAAGGAAAATACGATTGTTGATATATTGATGAATGGTGAATATGCGCGCGATGAAAAAATTCAATATGTAAATGAAATGTTTCGTTGTCTATCATTCCCCGCATTAGAAGGCGATAAAGTAACTTTCATTGGCAGCACATTCATGCGTTATGGCGAACCCGAACCTTATTTCAATCATTGTTTAGTATTAGGTAGTTGCGATGATATCAATGGTATTACCGTTCAAACTACGAAAAACGAAAAAGACTTATTATTAGAATGGACGCGTTTGATTCAAAAAGAAAATCCCGATATTATTATTGGATATAATATATTTGGTTTTGATTATGAATTCATGTTTCGTCGCGCCGAAGAGAATCATTGTGAAGAAGATTTCCTCATGTTATCGCGCAAAATTGGCGATTTATGTGCTAAACGAAACAAAGATACTTGTCAACTCTCTATTGAAAATACCAAAATTCAATTGGCAACCGGTGAATATGATTTGCGATATTTCAAAATGCCAGGGCGTTTACAAGTTGATATGTATACCTATTTTCGTAGAGATTTCAATCTACCATCTTATAAATTAGATGATGTTGCAGGACAATTCATCAGTGACGATGTGAAAAGAATTGAATGTGTTGTGGATCCCGTTTTCGGTGAAATCACAGAATTGTATAGTCAAAATTTGGCAGGTTTGCATAAAGACGATTTTATTCACATTGAACTTACTAGTTTTACATCGGATTATTACAAAAATGGAAAAAAATTCAAAGTAATTGATATTGTCAAAAATCGCGAAGTAACCGAAACAGTAAAAGGCATTGAAAAAACGAACAAATACAACGTCATACGTATAGACGGTCATCATGAAATTGACCGTTCCAAATCAATCAAATGGGGTATGGCAAAGGATGATGTCACCCCGCAAGATATTTTCCGTTTAGCAAATGGTAGTTCGGCTGACCGAGCTATCGTTGCGAAATACTGTATTCAAGATTGTAACCTCGTCCATCATTTGATGAACAAAATCGATGTAATTACTGGATATGTTGAAATGTCCCGTATATGCAGTGTTCCTATCAGTTTCTTGATATTCCGTGGCCAAGGTATTAAACTAACCAGTTATGTTGCTAAAAAATGCCGTGAAAAAGATACTTTGATGCCCGATTTGGAAAAATCCGGCAGTGGTGACGGGTACGAAGGTGCTATTGTATTGCCTCCCAAATGTTCGATGTATATGGACAACCCGGTTGCATGCGTGGATTATTCATCGTTGTATCCATCATCTATGATTAGTCAGAATTTATCCCATGATAGTAAGGTATGGACTCGTGAATATGATTTACGTGGCAATTTGTTACGTGAAACTGGTGAAAAAGATAAAAATGGCAATTATATATATGACAATTTGCCTGGATACGAATATATTAATCTGGAATTTGATACATATAAATACCTATCACCAAAAGACGGTGCTCGCGCAATCAAAACAAAATGTGGTAAAATGATTTGCAGATGGGCTCAATTCCCCGATAATAAAAAAGGTATTATGCCGTCTATTTTAGAGGAATTACTCTATGCTCGCGCAAGCACGAGGAAATTGATAAAAACCGAAAAAGACCCTTTTATGCAAAACATTTTGGACAAACGCCAGCTCGGTTATAAAGTAACTGCCAATTCTTTATATGGACAATGTGGTGCAAGAACTTCCACATTTTATGAAAAAGATGTTGCTGCATCTACGACGGCAACTGGACGTATGATGATTATTTATGCGAAACGAATTATTGAAGAAGTTTATGGAGATATGGTATATGAGACCGCTATGCATGGACCGGTAAAATGCAACGCTGAATACGTGTACGGTGATAGTGTTGCTAATTATACACCAGTTTATGTAAAAGACCATTGTGGCAGTATAGATATTTGTACAATCGAAGAATTAGCCGAAAAATATGGAAAAGGACATTGGGTTACATGTAGAGAAGAAGGAAAACAAGAAAAGGAATTTTGCGAATTATCAGTTTATGGCGTAGAAACATGGACTGAACGTGGATGGACGAAATTACACCGAGTTATTCGTCACGTTTTAGCACCACATAAGAAAATGATAAGAATTTCTACTGACCAAGGTTTAGTAGATGTAACAGATGACCATTCATTGTTAGATATATTTGCTAACCCTATTACTCCTAACGATGTTTCTGTCGGAACTCCTCTTCTACATAATCCTTTAAAAGATATTTGTATTGATAATCCATATATACGAAATAAATCTATTTACATTTATCATTGTCAAGATGTTATTACCGCAGCAAAATATATCAATTATCTAAATAGTATAAATCGTTTTGAATATCATATTACAGCAGGAGAAGATAATTCTGTTATCGTAACACTTGATATGTTGAAAAAAAGTAGTACGAATATTAAAAAAATGCAAGAAATAGAATACTCTGGATTCGTGTACGATTTGACAACAGAAAACCATCATTTTGCAGCAGGAGTTGGTAATATGATTGTCCACAATACGGATAGTGTATTCTTCACATTCAATTTGCAAAATCCAGAAACTGGTGAAAATATTCGCGGTAAACCTGCTTTGGAAATGACAATCGAAATTGCACAAGATGCCGCCCAATTATGCACTCAATGGTTGAAACCGCCTATGGAATTATCTTATGAAAAAACATTGATGCCTTTCATACTCCTTTCTAAAAAACGCTATGTTGGCATGTTGTACGAAGAAGACGCAAACAAAGGAAAACTCAAATATATGGGGCTTTCATTGAAACGTCGTGATTCGTGCGATTATTTGAAAGATACATACGGTGGAATTCTCAATATTCTTATGAAAGAAAATAACATAAAACCCGCGATTGATTTCTTGGAGAAATCACTGAACGATTTGATAAAAGGGAATGTAGCCATGGATAAACTCATGATTACAAAAGCTCTTCGCAGTGATTACAAAAATCCTCAACAAATTGCTCATCGCGTACTGGCTGACAGAATTGGACAGCGAGACCCAGGAAATAAACCAAAACCGGGTGATAGAATGCGATTTGTCCATATTGTGAATGATACGAAAAAAGCATTACAAGGCGAAAAAATAGAAACCCCTGAATTCATCGTTGCAAATGATTTAAAAATAGATTATATATTTTACATTACAAATCAATTGATGAAACCACTTCAACAGCTTCTTGGATTGGCTCTTGAACAGATATGGACATACCAGAATAAACATGGTATGATTAAGACGTTTAAAAAGGATATGGTACAAATGGATAAAGAATATGACAATTTGGAAGTGCTAATGAAAAAACGAGAAAAATATTGCTCCGCTAAAATAAAAGTATTATTGTTTGATAAAGTACTCAATAAAATCAATAATGATAAACATAACATACAAGAAATCACGAATTTCTTTACACAAAAAAAGTAGTGATTATATGGACTCGATAAGATAGACTTCCAAAAATATGGCCAATAACATTGGAAATTGCCATGTTGAAAATACATCTACATATTCTTTTGACTTTACTATCAACGTCATGATAAAAATGAAAAAACTAATTAACATTACAATAAACATCAAAAATTTGAAAATCGATTTTAAAAAAAAAGCATTCATATAATATAAATGATATTTTTTATGCGTAATTTCTAATACGATTGTATGAAAAATCGTCAATATAAATTGGTATATCAATTGTATATACTGTTGAAACATCATTATCTGGTAAATGATTTTGCAATTGTCGCATAATATTATTTATTCGATTGTGTATAATATTTCGCGTATTTGCTAAATTTCCGCTACTATCTTGCAATGTGGGGGTTTCAGAATTTACAGATTCTGGCAATTCGGATACCGATGTTGTTGTTGTTGTTGTTCGTGAATTGTATGTTCTTATATCATATCTACATACTGGACATCTGACATTTCGTTGAAACCATTGCATTAATCCAGTTGATTTGAATATATGTCCACAGTGACGTATTCTACAAATATTTTCACCAACAATGAAATTGTCTAATGTTATTGGACATCTTTCTTCTCCCATATCTTGTTGATATTCGACCGTTTGAATAGAATTGTTTATTTGTTCTTGGGTAAGACGATTTGTTTGTTGTGTTCTACGTGGTACATATATTTGTGGTATGTCATATGAAAACTCGTATTGGGGAACATTCCATGTTCTACTAGTATTTCTTGCATTTGTTCTACTAAAAACCGGCGGGGTTTGAACATTTTGACGCATATTGTTTCGTCTTAATAAATGACTATAACCTACATTTTGTTCATGTATGGTTGTTCTCAATAATTGTATCATATCTCTTGCGTTCTCTTGTAATGTATTTATTTGAGAAAAATATTGATTGATAAAATTATTCAATGTATTCAATTGCAATGTATGTACATCCGTTATATTTTGTTGATGTAAATCATCTGGCGAATCAGCGTAGTTCAATATATTATCAAATATATTTGATATTTCATTTTCTAAAATACTAGACAAATTGTCATTATTGGACATTGTATCGTATATATCTATATCATTATATTGTTTCTGATAAATATTATGAAAGTTCTCTATATATAGAAAAATTGGAGGTTATATGGTGTTTATTGATATACACTGCATTTTACATTTGATATATGAATAAAACCATGTGTTCAGTAAGGACCCCCGAAAAAAGGTCGTTCTAGATTCGTTGGCCGTTTTTGATTTTGGACATTTTTGAAAAAAGGAAAAATGTCCATTTTGTAAAAATGGCATCCAAAATTTGGCGAAAAACGTGCATAAAGCATATTGCAGCAAATGCCAAAAAAATGAAGCAAAAAGTCGCTGCATAATTTTTTTGGACGATTTTTTGGCGCTTTTTCTATTATCATCAGAAGGTAATAGAAAAGCGTCGATTTTTTGTGCAAATATTTTAATTTATAGTATAAAACCATTTATAATATAAATGCAAAAAATATACTTTTAAAAAATGACTGCATGCCCCAAAATGGTAACATTCCGGCGTAAATGGTAACTTTTAATAAAATCCGAAAATATTTTATGGCTGCATATTTCGTGCGATATTTATAAAAACATCCCGATGAAATTACATTAGCAATTTCATACCCGAATATTCACTCATCATTCGTTTACTACTACTTTCTACCAATAAACCGTTTGCGTACACCCCATAATTTGCTCTTATATGTTCATGTTCTAATGCAAAATGCCATATAGTGTACAATCCTTCTTGGTCATATGGTTCAGCACGTTCGTCGACGCATGCCATCAATCTGTATCGGTTTTCAGTGACATATATTTTACCCATCAATTCTTCCAAGTCTTCACGTTCTTTATCGGTAATTGTATATACAAGGATTGAATGACATCCTGTTATGATTAAATCTTCGGTTAAATCTGGATACTTGTCTTTACTGCATCTGTATAAACGATTTTTACCCCGTAATTTATCCGATGGATTGTAAATACTCGAATTACCAATCATACATATTGGTTGATAACCACTTGAACGTGTTTTTACAAGAGCACCATTTCTCAAATCTTCGATGGGAATGTATTTTTCGGTATTTGTATCTTGGTCAAAACACAATATGTTGGTACCTTCTTTGAAACACATTATTTGTTGTTGAGGTGGTGGTTGTGACCATACTGGATATAAATATAAATTACCTGGAAGACCATCAAGTTGCATTCCTGGATTATAGCTAACTTGCGTATAATTATTTGCAAATCCATATTTTCCCTCCCATCCTATTAATGTGGAGCCAGGTGGTTGTTGAAAATTTTGTAGGTTATAATAATCATCTGCCAATAATATTGTGTATATACCAAATCCGTCGCCAAAATCTTGGTATACAAACGGTATTGGATAATTCGGATTATCATTGTCAGGTACGGCTGAATTTAATGCAGCACTATCTAGAAAATAGTATAAACTTGCGCCCACTGGAAATCCAGATTCACTCATTGGACCAATCAGTAAACGGGGTTGATTTCCGGTATTTTCAGTGTAATGTTCTAATCCATTTTGGAATTTGAATGCACGATTTTGTTTTATTTCATAGGAATTGTTGTTTATAATAAGAGAACCTTGACAATCCGAAATATATACTAATATAGTATCTTTGAATTCATCTTCGCCGCTATCAATATGAGTAGACATGTCATTATTTATCCACATCATTGGAATGTATACAGCATCCTCGGATAATCCTAAACTTTGTAATTTAGCCTTCATGTTCTCGGGTAAATTCAATGAGAACCTTCTTTTGTCACTACTATCCGAGAAATTTTCTAGTTGATTTAGTACAATATCATTTTGAATGAACCAATCCAATTCTTCATTGGAAAATAAACCGTCAAATACTTGAATGTTCTCCATATATACATTTAAAAGACATTATTTTTATATTTCTTTTTTGTATTTTCGTTCTTTTTCACTTTATTTATTATATATATAATATATCAACTATTGAATATTAAAAATGAATGCGTTTAGTTCAATTCATAATGGAATTCATAGTAAAAAAAACACAATAAAATCATACACAGTCACTGGTTCAGTAATCATAAATGATGCTTCGTCTAATAACCAATATAAAATAATTAAAATTACTACGGCTAATTCTGGTGCAACAATTACATTTAACGGTATTTCTAATGTAGATATACTAGTAGTTGGCGGCGGTGGCGCAGGTGGTAGAGATACCGGTGGAGGTGGAGGTGGAGGTGGTGTTATTGCTTTATCAAATATTTCTATAACGAGTGGTACTGCATATAATATTACAGTAGGAAATGGAGGTACAGTTAGGCCAACCTATGGTAATAATGGTGCTAATTCAGTATTTGGTACTTATACTGCAAAAGGCGGTGGTGGTGGTGCTGATGCAAATAGTGAAAATGTTGCTACGCCAACCGGTGGTGGTTGTGGAGGAGGCGGTTCTTCACAATCTAACAATTTAGCAGGAGGTACTGCAACCCAAGGTACAACTAATGGTAATAATGGCTATAACGGTGGAAATGGAGTAAATAGTATTATTGGAGCTGGTGGAGGTGGCGGAGGAGCAGGTGGTCCAGGTTCAAATGGAAATACTTTTACTGCTCCTTATGGTGGTAATGGTGGAACAGGTTATTTAAGTAATATAACAGGAACAGTTACTCGTTATGCCGGAGGTGGCGGCGGAGGAACATGGATACCAAATGGTTCAAATGGAACTCCTAGTACTGGTGGTACTGGTGGTGGAGGAGCAGGAGGTGCAGGTAATTTAAGTGCAGTTGCAGGAACACCAAACACGGGCGGTGGTGGTGGTGGAGGAGGATATAATGGTCGAGGACACCCAGGTGCTGGTGGTTCAGGTATTATAATAATTCGTTATCTTTTATAAACTACTATAAAATAAATAATCTAGTAAAACTATTTAGGCGTTTTTTATATTATCATGTTATAGATAAAAATAAAGATAAATGATAATGAAAAAAGCGCAAAAAAACGCCAAAATTTTTACATGTGAAAGTTGTGATTTTAAATGCACTAAACCATACGATTATAATCGTCATGTTGCCACTCGAAAACATATAATGATAACGACGGGTACAAAAAAAAGCGCAGAGCCGGTTGATAAATTTGTCTGCGATTGTGGTCGTGTATATCAACATCGTTCGGGACTATGTCGTCATAAAGTATCATGTTCGTATAAAATGCCGAATGAAGACGTCAAACAAGAAAACAATAGTTTGATAGAATATGATTCGAATGCAGAATCCAATTTGGCAAAAGTAATATTGGAATTAGTGCGGGAGAACAAAGATTTCAAAAATATGTTGATTGAGCAACATAAAACCATGATTGAAATTGCACATAAAACATCGATTACCACGAATTCGAACAATACAAACTCCAATAATAAACAATTCAATTTGAATTTCTTTTTAAATGAACAATGTAAGAATGCAATTAATTTGTCCGAATTTGTTGAGAACGTGAAATTAAGTTTAGCTGAATTGGAGAACGTGGCCGACATGGGATATGTGGATGGTGTTACCCAGATTTTCATGAATGGTTTGAAAGATATGGATATATACACTCGGCCATTGCATTGTACTGATATTAAACGGGAAATTATGCATGTTCGCGAGAACAATACATGGATAAAAGATACTCCTGACCAAGCCAAAATTAAGTCGGCTATACGCCGTATTGCGTTTCGTAATATACAACAAATCAGCGAATGGAATAAATTGCATCCTGAATCGGAGGTTCTCGATACTGCCGAATATAACCGTGCATTTCAAATTATGAAAGAATCACTTGGGGATACGTGTCCAGGGGGGGTTGAGAAAAATAACGAACGTGTGTTGAAAAACGTCATGAAGGCGGTGTATATCGATAAACAAGATTTAGTCGCTCAACCAAGTAGCGATGTCCAATAGCGGGGATATGAATAAACAAAACATAATAAATTAGAGACAATCATCTAATTCATCAATGCTTATACCCATATCTAAATATTTTTGAATTTTTGATGGGTGCATTGTTTTTTGTATGAGTTCTTCCTTGTAAATATTACAACGCGTTTTTATTTTTTCATAGTCATAATCAAGCATACTTGGCACGCGTACTAACATACCCAAATCAATTTTATATGGATTTTTTTCTAATAAATGGATAGCATTTGGATTTCTGGTTAATCGCCACCAACAATTAGCTGTTAATTTATCCAGATTTTGTTCTATTAAATCTATAGCATTTGGATTATCTACTAAAGCACCCCAACAAATTTTATCTGGATTTTGTTTTAATAATTGGATAGCATCTGGATTTGGATTATATGATAAATGTTCCCAATTAATTCTGTCTGGATTTTTTTTCAATAAATCAATAGCATTTGGATTTTCTGATAAACTAGGCCAACAAATATTATTTGGATTTTCTTCTAATAATTGGATAGCATCTGGATTTGGATTTTTTGATAAACTAGGCCAATTAATTTTGCGTTTGTCTTTTAGTAATAAAGGTATAGCTTTTGGATTTTGTGAAAAATTATACCAAGTAATTTTATCTGGATTTTTTTTTAATAAATCAAGACCGCTTGGGTTCAATGTTAACCACCACCAATAAATTTTATCAGGATTTTTTTCTAATAAATATATAGCATTTGGATTTGGATTTAATGATAAATTGTTCCAAATATTATCATCT